ATTTCATGGCTTGGTTTAACTCTCTTACCGTGCCTGATTTCAGGTCAAAGTCTTCTGACCATTCTGCGGCAAATAAAACCAATGCAAGTTGCGCCCTATCAATAGCACCCTTCTGGGCAGGTGTTAGCATTTCTTGGGCTTCGCTTGCCCTATTAGTCCAATACTCCGCCCTTTCCTCTTCGGTCATATTGCATAGGTGTTTCGGTCTTCCTCTGGTCATGACTGTAACTCCTCATAGTCAAAATGGTTTAGGCCAAGATAAATAACTAAGTTATGTCCTTGCCCATCTTTCATGCCTACCTCATAGCTATATCTGCCATTGTGTGTAAGCTCCTCATCAACATCTAATCTTCCGATTTCTGACGCGATGCCTCCTGCCCATAGGTCAAAGACCTTGGGATTCTTGTCTTGGTTAGAGTCAATCCATTTTTGTATGTGATAGACTCCCTGCGTGTTTAATGTGTACATGGCTTAACCTCCTATTTGAGCCATTGTTATGATTACAGTAGCCACAATAGCCACCGCTACGAATAGCCCAGACAGAATCTCAGTCATGATTTCTGTTTTGCTCCTGGGCTTATATAATGGCTTGCTATGAAGCCAGTTATATATCCTGTCATTTCTCATCGGTCTGCTCCTCAACAATAAAGACAACGGTTTGATACCCCTCTTCAGTTTCACCAAGATACCAAGCATCGTTCTCGTCCTTGTCTGATGAATTAGGAAAAGCCATTTCTAAGGCTTGCAATAATTCATATTTAGTCATTCATTTCCTCCATAATGTTATTGATTGAGATTAAGCCAAACCCTATTAAGCTAAGGCCTATCATCGCTAGCATTGTCCCTATTGCCAGGCTAACTAGCGTCATGCCGTCTATTGCGGCAATCCCTGCTAGCAATAAGACAATGCCTGATATGATTGCTAAGATTCGTGTTATAATAATCATTTCTCAAGCCTCCGTTTCTGGTTTTTTCATATATGTGTATGAATAGAGTTTATTGTGCAGCTCTTTTGTTTGCTCATGCAATTTTGTTATCGCTTGCCAGTCGCGCTCTTTTGCATCCATAAGCACGCGCATTTTATCAGTTAGCTTCAGATACTGTTCGCGTTCTGATTGTCTTTCTTGCAATAATTCAAGTTTAGTCATTTCTCATGCCTCCCTTATTTGATGATATCTGCATCATCTAAAATCTGTTTGCCTTTTGGTGTGAAGTGATACGCAACAACAGCATCCCTTCCTTGCCAATGTGAACAGATTTTGTAATTGAATGATGAGTCTGTTTTAGTCGTCATTTCCTCACCATTGGTAAAGGAAACCCTATACCTTGGGTTACCATTTCTGGAATTGGTTAGCCTTGTAATTCCTGCAATGGTGCGAAGCTGTTTAAATTGGATATATGATGACATAGTTATTCCCCTTCTCTTACTAGCATTAGGTCATAGTGCTCTGATTCACATAGTTGCGCCATTTCTAATCTGTCTTGCGTAGGGAATGTGTTGTACCATTTGCCAGAATTGCAAAACTCTTCATGAAATCTCTTTGCCGCATTGTCAGCAAAGTATTTCCACATGGTAACGGCCTTTTCTCTGTCATAGATTCCCTTAGCAAATTTCTTTTCCAGGTTTGCTTCTATGTGTTCTCTTTGGTGTGTATAGAGCCTTTCATCATTAAGAGCATATAGGTATAGCTCTTGCGCTGCATCTGTTACGGTTTCTCTGTTCATTTGTATTCCCCTTTATATGTTGATAGATTTGATGAACATTGCATTGATATTTTCTGGCCTAGTCATGTTAATGGCTTGCACCCTAACATTTCTAACTGGCATGAACTTGCCTAGCTCTATGGCCTTTTTCATATCATCTATGATTTCCATTACTTCCTCTTTGCTAGAAAGGAATTGGCCTTGTTTGTTATGGGTAGCAAGTAATGATTCGCTTGTATCATCGCCATAGATTCCCCAAATTGCATATTCGTATCTGTCCATTGTTTTATTCCCCTTGTTTAAGATTAAGACCAGTCTTTGATTTGATTATAGTAAATCATTGTGTCTGCCATGCTTGCCTTGCCTTGGTCTTTTAGGTCATGAGCTTTGCAGAATCGGATAGCATCCCTCAAAATGTTTAGAGTTGGAAAGCAAGCGTCATTGTTAAACAATGTCTTGATTCTAGTATCGTCAAAGCCTAGGCTTGTCAGTCTTTGAGCTAATTCTATTTTAGTTTCGTATGTCATAGCTTATTCCCCCGCATTAGCAAGAAATGTTAAGACAAAAGCACCTATGGAAAGCATACCGATGAGCATGGCAAATGGTGTTATGATGGGAAGTTGGAAAGCAAAGCTAGCAATCATTGCCGCCGTTGCTAGCATTGTTATGATTAGGTATGTGAGCATTATGTAAATCATTGTTTTGTTCCCTTGTTAGGTTTCGATATAACCAACATAGGCAATCATTTCCTGTTAGTCAACAAGAAAAATGCAAAAAAAGCAAAAAAAGTGTACACCTTGGCAATATACACTATATAATAGGGAATAAAAAATATTGCAGGATAGCAAGGGGGTTTGGGAAATGATGGGGTGGTGTGTTATGTTTTTCCAATACACGACGACAATCTTTTCGCACGGCAATACTAACGGATGATACAGGCAGTGTGGTATTTATGCAACAGTAGTGTGACATTTATGCCACAGTACAAGGGTAGGGGGGGGTGCGTGTGACCATATACCCCCAGCGATGCCATGCCGCTTATATATATGTTAATTGACTATTCTCAGCACACACAGGACTTACATGACAAAGCTAACCAAACCTAAAACAGACTTAATCATTGCTGGCCTTGCCGATGGGCATACTATCGTTGATGTGTGCGAAGGCGTTGGCATATCTAGGGCTGCTTTCTATAAACGCATGAAAACCGATGAGGAGTTTGCTGGTGCTGTACGCGAAGCCCAGCAGTACAGCGTTGAGAAAGCCATGGAAGAGCTAGACAAGATATTCGATGACGCGCTACATCGCAGGAAAGACTACGACACAGGGGTGCTGAGGGACTATGCACACCATGTGCGGTGGAAGGCTAGCAAGACGATGCCAGACAGGTTTGGCGATGCTAAGAACCGTGCTGGCGTTGAAGTGAGGGATGGCACAGTCAAGATACTGTGGGAAACTGATTAGTGCCGCGCAATCGCTACTTTATGGCTGATAAGGTCATTAGTCAAACAGAGTCGGGTTTAGCTGGGGAATACATCGCAGCAGCGTCTGTGATTGCTAGGGGATGGCGTGTAGCTTTAGCGCAACAAGATTCGGTGGACTTGGTTGCATGGCATCCAGATACAAGCGAGGTGCTGAGGATACAGGTTAAGTCTTGTCAGTCATCTAGGAGTGATTGGCAGCATTCTAGGAACAGGGTGCATTTCCAAACAGGCATTGGCGGTAAGAAGAGGATACCTAGCAGACATGACTATGACATACTAGCTTGTGTATCTTCTGAGCAGCGCACGGTCTGGTTTGTGCCTGTTAGTAATATTAAAGGGAAGAAGTTTACCAAACATACAGACTTCTTTGAAAACACAGAGCTAGAGACTGAAAGCTGGGAATATGCTTTGAAGGTCTTAGGAGTAAAGAATGGAAGTTAAGATACCCTACAAGCCTCGTCCTATTCAGGCTGAGATGCACAAGGAGTTGAAGCGGTGGAATGTGCTGGTCATGCACAGACGCTTTGGCAAGACCGTCTGGGCAGTCAATCATATGATTAAAAGGGTATTAACTAATCCTCTTCCTAGACCCAGAGTTGCGCTAGTTGCCCCAACCTTTACTCAGGCTAAAAGGATTGCGTGGGATTATGTGAAGTTTTATTCCGGCGTGATTCCGGGCGTTACTTTTAACGAGACCGAACTCCGTGCTGATTTCCCCAATGGGGGGCGTATCACGCTGTTGTCTGCTGAAAACCCCGATGCCCTTCGAGGGATTTACCTCGATGATTGTTTTTTTGATGAGTATGGGATGCAGAACCCAAGGGTATGGGGGGAGGTTGTGAGGCCAGCGTTATCAGATAGACAGGGGTCGGCAACATTTTTGGGTACGCCAGCCGGACATAACCACTTCTGGGATATGTTAGAGACTGCTAAAAACCAGTTAGGTGATGGCAGCCAAGACTGGTATTATCGGATATGCAAGGCCAGTGAGACTGGGATTGTTAAAGATGAGGAGCTGAAGGCTGCTAAAGCGTCTATGACAGACGAGCAGTATGAGCAGGAGTTTGAGTGTTCCTTTACTGCTGCTATTATTGGGGCGTATTATGGCAAGTTGCTATCTGACTTAGATGATGCTGGAAGGATTACGCGAGTGCCATATGACCCAGCCTATCCTGTGCATACCGCATGGGACTTGGGTGTAAATGATTCAACAGCTATTTGGTTTGCCCAGATATTTCGTGGTGGTGCAGTTAATGTCATTGATTATTATGAGAGCAGTGGAGTTGGGCTTGACCACTACGCAGAGGTCTTGCGGAAGAAAGACTATACCTACGGTGACCATCTTGCGCCCCACGACATCGAGGTGCGTGAGCTTGGCAGTGGTAAGTCGCGCTGGGAAACGGCTTATAGCTTGGGCATTAAGTTTAGGGTTATTCCGAAGATGAAGGTCGCCGATGGCATTAATGCGGCTAGAATGATGATACCTAAATGTTATTTTGACAGAGACAATACAGCGGAGGGCTTGGAATGTTTAAGGCAATACAGGCAGGACTGGGATGAAAAAAGGAAAACTTTTAGAGACACTCCACGACATGACTATACAAGTCACGCTGCGGACGCT